GGTTTACATAGCAACCATGCGGTGCTGTGGTCTCTCTTGCGCCATACGCTGCCACTGTAGCAGAATAAGGCACTGGTGGCTAAGGTGTTGAATGTAATCATTGTGATTCCTCCTTGTACATTGCATCAACTTGTTGCCACTCTTTAAGTGTTAGAATGTCGAGTGCGTCTATACACTCTAGTATTGCACTGTCCTTATACAATAGCTCTAGATACTCTTTGCTTATCTCTACCATCTCAGTTTTCATGTGCTTCTCCTGTGCCTTTAGTTACATCTGTTGAACCACTAAGCTACCGCTGTCAAGCTCCAGAACCATTGTGTGGTCTCGTAGCTCTTCCAGTGTGTCTATGTGATCATAGTCCCCTAGTGCTTCGGCTAGTGAGTTGTATTCCATATAGTCACAGCATACGGCTATAACATCTAGCTGCATATCTTCACCTATGCTTTCGCTCATGTCCTCAAAGTATGTAAACATAGCTCCGAGAGCTTCATAGCTGAACTGGTCGCCCCTGTTGTAGGCATGGAATTCATCACGGAACTGGCTTGCATTGTTAAGTGTATTGACTATCATATTATAGTACTCCTGTTACTGTGGCTAAATGGACTAGACTTGCGAACATGCCCAGTACTACTAATGTATATCCAAATGCTTTCATGGGTGCTCCTGTGGGCCCTAGTGCGGGCCCTAGTTAGTTATGCTTCAAGTTCTAGCATAAGATCATTGTATGCCTGTGTGGCTCTCTTGTGCTCTGCTGCAGCTGGCTCAGCTTTAGTATATAGGCGTAACCAAGAGGCTACGTGTATGTGCTGATCTGGCCCCGTAAACGTACTACTATCAACTAAGCTGCCTGTGTCATCAGTCTTAAGATCAACGACAGTCTTGTCAAGCGTCTCAGTAACGAGCGCCACTAAATCAAAGCCCAAAGCTATTGTGTATGTATGGTTCATAATGTATTACCTATTGAGTTATTAATGTATTACTTAGTTAGTGAAACTATAATACCAACTGACACAGCATAAGTATACCCATGACTCATCAGTCACACTAGACACAAAGGTTGACAACTGTCACAACTGTATGCTATTCGCACGGGCGCGCACAATAGAAAGGTACAGCTATGGTCGTCAGTAGTAGCCATAGGCACCCACCATGGCACACACTTGTCAACTTCTGTCAACCCTTGTGACTAATGTCTCCACTATAGTCACGGCTATTGACAACACCAGACCACCATGGTACGCCTAGGGTCGCCATGGCCTACCACAGTCACCAGTGTAATGCAAGCGTGTGACCATGGAGTCTTGGCGGGTCACAAGGGTTGACACTGGGCACCTTGGTGTGCTAGGGATTCAATGGGGTCGGGGGCGTGGAGTTTTCTCTTGTTAACTGTGGTACCCACCACTGCACAAAATAGGTCAATTTTGGATCTCTGTCTATGACCACAACAGACTGCAAAAGTCAACTAAAGAATACAGAAGAAACGAGAGTTAACCTATTGGTCTACATGGGAATGATAGTAATTCTCATTTGCAACAAAGGGTTACCTATGGTGTACCAGAGAGACAATACAAAAGAATTAGCTTAATGTTGATAAATAGATTGACAATTAGCTCTAAATATGTTATAATACTACTATAGTATGCTTTAGTCTACTTAACAACTCTTCTAGTAATTACTTAATGATTATTCTTAAAGTATACACTAAAGACACTTAAGTACACTATAGTACAGTACAACAGTACACTCAATCTCAACACAGAGGTAATTGATTTGTCATCTCCCCCTAAGGACACCAAGTCCACTACAGACACCAAAGTAACAAGGAAAGGTAGACCACCTAAGTCAGCTCTAAAGAAGCCTAAAGGAATCATAGGCAGACCTAAAGGTGATGCTGCTATCATCAATGAATATAAGTCTAGAATGCTAGCTAGTCCCAAGTCCACCAAAGTACTTGAGGCAATCTTCAATGCAGCACTAGACGATGAACATAAGCACCAAGCTAGTGCATGGAAACTAATCATGGATCGTGTAGCCCCTACAGCTGCATTTGAGCAAGAGGTGGTCAAAGGTGGTGGCAAGAGTAGCATTCAAATCAATATTACTGGTGTCGGCACTACTGCTGTCAATAGTGGTGATGCAATCGAAGGGGAATATGTCGATGTCTAATGAGTCTAACAAAGCAGAAGTCTACCAATTATTAGTTGCCAAAGGATACAATGCTAACACCATTGCAGGTATCATGGCTAACATTGCAGTAGAGACTGGTTACACCTTTGACTTCACACAGCAAGAGAACAAGGGTACAGGAGGCTATGGTCTCTTCCAGTTAGACCCTAGTGGTAAGAAGCCTGAGTACGACCTGTGGAAAACTAAGACAAAGCGTGAGGATAGTGCATCAGCACAGATTGACTTTATGCACGAGTCTATCTACACAGGCATCACAGCTATCAATGGTAGAGATGTGGTGGGTGAGGGCAACAGGAAGAAGCTTAGAGCTGCTTTTGAGTCAGGAGATGCAACAGCAATAACTACTATGTTCCAGAAGCGTTGGGAGAAACCTAAGGCAGGTAAGGAACATAACGATAGACGAGTTGCCTTTGCTATTGAGTTTGAAGCTCCAGCACCAGCACTTGAGCAACAACAAGAACAAGAGCAAGTAGTTGATGTCAATGCTTCTGAATTGGATACCCCAGCACAACAAGCATCACACACAGTAGCTGCTGAGGACACCCTCTACAATATTGCTAAGAGAAGTGGTATGTCAGTAGAGGATCTACAAGCAATCAATCCTGAAGTCATAGATCACACTAACCTACAGATAGGTCAACAGTTACGTATTGGTGATGGTTGGTTTGAAGAACTATGAGTGATCTTAGTATTGCTTTACTTGAGTGGCAGAAGAAAGTATGGGCAGACGAGACTAGGTTCAAGGTGGTTGCTGCAGGCAGACGTTGTGGCAAGAGTCGCTTAGCTGCTTGGCTTCTAATTGTCAATGCACTACAGGCTACACTGCCTAACTCCCATGTCTTCTATGTTGCACCCACTCAGGGACAAGCTAGAGACATTCTATGGAAGCTATTGCTAGAGCTAGGTGCTCCAGTCATCTCAGCTGCCCACATCAACAATATGCAAATCACTCTAGTCAACGGAGCTACCATATCCCTCAAAGGAGCCGATAGACCTGACACTATGCGTGGTGTCTCACTCAAGTACCTAGTGATGGACGAGTATGGTGACATGAAGCCTGAGGTGTTCGAGGAGATCCTACGACCTGCCTTAGCTGACCAAAAGGGTGGCTGCTTATTCATAGGCACACCTAAGGGTCGTAATCACTTCTATGACCTCTACAAGTATGCTGAGCTCACTGATGATGATCCTTCATTCGCCTCTTGGCACTTCACTAGCTACGACAATGAAACACTAGATGACGAAGAAATCAATAGTGCTAAGAAGAGTATGTCTACCCACGCATTCCAACAAGAGTTCATGGCTTCCTTTAAGAACCAAGGCTCTGAGATGTTTAAAGAGGAATGGCTTTCCTTTGGTGAGAAACCTATAGGTGATGGAGACTACTACATAGCTATTGACTTAGCTGGCTTCCAAGATGTGTCTAAAGCAAAGGGCAACACTAGTCGCTTAGACAACTCTGCTATATCAATTGTATTTGTAAATGAGGAAGGATGGTTCGTTGAGGATGTCATCTATGGTCGATGGACTCTAGACGAGACTGCCAAGAAGATCTTTCAAGCGGTACGTGACTATAAGCCACTATCCGTAGGTATAGAGAAGGGAATCTCTAAGCAAGCTGTTATGTCTCCAATCATGGATATGATGAAACGTCAGAACTTCTACTTTAGAGTAGAGGAACTAACGCATGGTAACCAGAAGAAGACTGACAGAATCATGTGGGCCCTACAGGGTCGCTTTGAACATGGGCGTATAACGCTTAACAAGAAGAAGAAGGAATGGCACTCACGCTTCTTAGACGAACTATTCCAGTTCCCAGACCCTTTAACCCATGATGACTTAATAGACTCCTTAGCCTATATAGACCAACTCGCTAAAGTAACCTACGCTGGTAACTTTGAAGAATACGATGACTTCATAACCATCGACTCAATTAGTGGATATTAACAAATGAAAATGTACTTAGACGATAACAATGAATCAACAGGCCCTATCATCATTGAGCAGAGCCTAGAGTCATGGGTAATGACCAAGGTCAATGACTGGGGCGACTATTACGAGAATAACTACGCTAAGAAGCACGAGGAATACTATCGCCTCTGGCGTGGCATCTGGAGTGCATCGGACAAGACTCGTGCTGCTGAACGTAGCCAGATCATTGCACCAGCTCTACAGCAGGCCGTAGAGTCTAACGTAGCTGAGATTGAAGAGGCCACCTTCGGGCGTGGTAAGTACTTCGACATTAAAGATAACATGGGTGACGATGAAACCGAGGACATTCAGTTCCTCCGCAATAAACTCCATGAGGACTTCAACACAGCTAAGATACGTAGGGATGTGTCAGAATGCTTGATCAACTCTGCTGTCTTTGGCAACGGTATTGGTGAAGTAGTACTGGAAGAGATCAATGAGATGCGTCCTATGACCGAGTCCGTTATGGATGGTGCTATGGAAGCTGTTGGTGTCAACATCTCCAAGCGTACTATTGTACGTCTACGTCCAGTGTTACCTCAGAACTTCCGTATTGATCCTACAGCTACTAACATTGAAGAAGCGTTAGGCTGTGCTGTAGATGAATTTGTAGGTACCCATCTGGTAGAACAGTTGCAAGAGCAAGGTGTCTATCGTGACACGTACATTGGTTCTGCTTCAGAAGACTTCCAGTTAGAAGCTGATAAAGACTTAACTGTTCACCAAGATGATAAGACCCGCTTGACTAAGTACTACGGACTAGTACCACGCCATCTACTGGAAGGTGAACTAGACTATGAGCTAGACGAAGAAGACAAAGAAAGCTATTACATTGAAGCTTGTGTCATCATTGCTAACGAAGGTCACATCCTTAAGGCTGAACCTAGCCCATACATGATGAAAGACCGTCCTATCGTAGCATTCCCTTGGGATGTAGTCCCATCACGCTTCTATGGTCGTGGCGTATGTGAGAAAGGCTACAACAGTCAGAAAGCTTTAGATGCAGAGCTAAGGGCACGTATTGATGCCTTAGCACTTACAGTACACCCAATGCTTGCTATGGACGCTACACGCATCCCACGCGGCACAAAGCCAGAGATTCGTGCTGGTAAGTTATTATTGACTAATGGTGATCCACGAGAGATTATCAACCCATTCAACTTTGGTAATGTTAGTCAGATTACGTTTGCTCAGGCTTCAGCACTACAATCTATGGTACAGCAGAGTACAGGTGCCGTAGATTCTTCTGGTGTTGGTGGTCAAATCAATGGAGAAGCTACTGCTGCAGGCATTTCGATGTCTCTAGGTGC